GGGGAAGCAATTCCTCTCTCGGTAAGACAGCCTTGCCGGCTATCTTAGCGATGTATGGTTCGAATACCACTCTTTCGAGTTATGCATCTGCTGGGTAGTCCCCACGCGCCATTAGGACGCGGCATCGTCTTAGCCATGGATTATATTTGGAAACAAAATAAGAAGTGGGATCAGGCGTGCCACGGAGGCAGCTAATCGGTTATACTACTGAGGTGACAATATCGAGGAGATTAATTACATTTAAGTAATCTTAGGATCGAGAATGAGTTTATTACAAAGACTTGTTCCCGTTTCTCGGAGAATTTCTCCTTGAGGGGGTCATCTTGGTACTTATAATAAGGTTAGTTAAACCTATGTAAGTACGACTTACGTCTTCCTAGACTACCTGCGGCCCAGGCTACCTCTCATAAGGATGTAGCCGGAAACCGGGGTTAATCGATATCGGTGAAAGTCCGATTTTTATCTTACCACCATGACACACTCTATATTTAATAAAGCGAACAACTTATTCAAGGTTGACCGCCTACAAACTAGGTTGCGGCAGATGGTAGGATCGATTAATGGTATGATCAAAGGAAACTTTGGTCGCCCTTTACTTAAGGTATTACTTTATTTTCCTTCTGTATTGGGTATTAAGACAAGTATTTATGTGGTGAAGACCTTGTTACGATACGCGAGCGCATTGAATCGGATGCGGAAGCAGTCGGGCATGACCTTCTTGGTGAAATACCTGAAGGCATGTCATGTTCTGCTTCAGCAGTCGATATGTGGCCAGAAACTTTCCGACACAGGGACCCTAGGGGCCCGTGTCCGCCGTACAAGAGGTGGTGGTTTACCATCTCTGATTCCGCTTCACCATCGGGAGCGCATTAGAAAAGGGGATAAAGGGGTAATACGCCTCTGGCTCTCCTTGTTCTCGGTTTATCGAGTAATCGATATCCCGGGGAAGGTTAACCTTCGAACGATAACTGATCCTTCGACTGCAGACAATCGTTTGCTTTCGGAGTTTTCTTCATTCACTAGTATATTTTATTTGTGGATCAAGAATAAGTGGTCGGTCGATGGTTCTATTACTGATGCTCTCTGGGAGGGACCTCTATCATTCTTAAAGGGACTTCGAGCGAAGCCTTTTATGATTAGTAAGTCAACCCCAGTAGCTCTGGGACAAGGTGGTGTGAGAGTGTTAAGCACCTCTCCTCTAGCGATTTTGTTATCAGCACGGGTATGGAAGTCTTCATACGCCGTAGTCCTCTATCCGCTCTTAGAGGCTTGGTGTAAGATGACCGGTAATATTTGGGTTCTTAACAGAATAGATCAGTGGGCCAAAGGGCCTGCAGATCCGCGGGATAAGCGACTGACTCTGACTAAACGAGGTGAAGTCATCTCGGGCGGTCAGGATCTCATGGAATGTCTTCCAGAGGTCGGTCGTAAGTTCTCCGTTGGAGTCAACTTTGTTCTAGGGAAACTAGGATTTAAAACGGAAGCGGCGGGGAAAGTTAGAGTTTTTGCTATGGTTGACTGCTTTACGCAGTGGGTATTGGACCCGCTCCATAAGGCCGTCTTCCAAACGCTGGGAGAAATCCCACAGGATGGTACCTTTGATCAAGTTAAACCGCTTGATCATTTGGTGAGTAGACAGTCTAAGCTTCGGGAAGACCGCAAGGCTCCTGGTTCTTTCATACCTCGGGTGACAAAACGTCTCCCGGGTGATGTTAAGAATTCCAAGACTTGGGCTCTTTACTCTTTCGATCTGTCATCCGCGACGGATCGATTACCATTAGTGTTCCAGAAGGTCCTCCTCTCTCCTATTCTTGGAGCTTGGGGGGCCGAGGTGTGGGGCTGCTTACTGGTTGCTCGGGAGTATATGATACCGAAGCGGTCTGATCTTGGCATCAAACCGACTAAGGTAATGTATACAACCGGTCAGCCGATGGGAGCTCTGTCCTCTTGGGCACTGTTGGCATTAATTCACCATTGCATAGTGCAGTGGTCGTGGTATCGCGTACTACGGAAACGAGGTTTAGGGGCATTCACATGGTACGAGGATTACGCCGTCCTTGGAGATGACGTCGTAATTCTCGGAACCGATGTAGCAAGG